GAGCTGATGGAGCTGATGTTTGGCGTGCCCAAGGAGTACAGGACAGGAGACAGAAACCGAATTTGTTATGCCGCCAATGAGACTACTTACCGCCGGATTCGGCAAATTGCCACTGGCGTCACTGGTGACGATCGATTCCTGTTTGGCAACGACGTCGAGACCTACACGCTTCTTGGCCACCCATTTTTGATCCAGGGTGACTTTGGTAATGCACAGGCAGTGTTCTGCAACTTTGCGCATTATCGCATGTACAAGAGGCTTGGGCTGCAGATCAAGTCGACTACCGAGGGCCAGACGCTCGTACGGAACAACCATATGCTCGTGTGTGCACGTGCGAGGTACGGCGGCCAGTTGGCACAGCCTGCTATTGGTGGAACACCTTCTACTGGCATGTACGTGGCCCATACGGCCAACGGGCAAGTGTAGTTTCTCACCTGTCGTAGCTTATGCGGCGGGCCCGCTTCGGCCGGCCTGCCGCGAATTTGTCCGAGCAATGAAATCTTTATCGTGGAGACCAGAAGATGTCCGAGCAAACAGCGGTGGCGGCACCCACCAAGACGAAAGTCAATGTGCCAGAGTTTGAGATTGAGTTCGGCGACGACAGCAGCAATACCATCAGAGTGACAACGCTGGGGTTGAGCTTCCGCGGAAAGTGGTCCAGATACAAGCTTGACGGCAATGAAGTATCGCTCAGTGGTGTCATGACCATGATGCCGGACGTCCCTGGCTTGCACATGCGAGTCGTCCAGAAGGAGTCCAAGGTTGTCGTGACTGATCCGCTGGAGAAGAATCCTCAGCTATGCAGGCAGATCAGCCATATCCTTTCGCAAAAGATCGTCGGATTCGATCGAGAAATAACACACGTGAATCCAACAACGACGGTCTTGGATGAGGATCGATTCAAGACCCTGCTGTACGAGCTGCGTGGTGCCATGCACTCGCCGCAGCCAACCTTTGAGGTTGTGTCTGGCCAGTTCCCGAGTGAGGAGCAGATTGATTCTCTTCCGGGGCGGGAACTGAATGACGTCGGCAACGACAGCAAGCGTAAGGCTAAATACAAAGATGACGCTGAGCCGTGGGTTGCGATTCTGGAGGCTATGCGGCAAAGCGGGGCGCTGCGAATGATGACCGGAGCTAATTAACGAGTGAGGAACAAGAAGCGGCACGTAGGATAACTGGGCGAAATGCTCGGACGGGGGCCGGCGTGCCAGGTTTGTTGTGACCTACACCCGGCCCTTTTTGATATAGAGGAGGCAGCAATGCTCAATAGCAGAATCAAGGCACAGAGACCATCCCGAATTGGCGAAGGTGGCGATTGTGTTTACTGCAATGGCGTTGGCCGAATACGAATGAAGATTGCCGGGGGAGATCGCGGTAGGAGCAATCGTGCAAAGCAGACAAAAGTGTGTGCTTACTGTCGTGGGACTGGTAAGGCAACGAAAGGATATTTGACAAAGTGATAGCCAACCAGGACGACATCAAGTTGCTACTGGGGTTGTCCTCGTCCATTACGGATGAGGAGCAGGGGTTTCTGTCGTTGGTGCATCCATTGGCTGAAGGACTCGTCAAGCAATACCTCAAATACGATCCGGAGCAGAAGTCGCACACCGAATACTTTCCGAGGCACCTGCGGAGCGGCGGGCCAGGATACGATTACGAGGGGCGCTGGACGTCACGTAGTGGCCTGGCGATATGGGAATCGCGAGATAGCGACAACACGCTGCAGCTGACACATCTGCCATTGCGGCGCATCACTAGTGTGCGAATTGATACGGCAGCCAAGCATGGCGATGCTGCCAATAGCTTCGACTTAGACACAGTGCGCACCCAAGGCATAGATTATTGGGGCGATTGGGATCAGACGAACGTGGGCTACAGCGGTGAGCTTTACTCATATGGCTCATGGCCGAGCGAGCCCGGAACAGTCAAGGTCGTGTACCGAGCGGGCTACTCGCCGGCTGAATTGCTGGGCACGGCGACTGAGGATGCACTGGTAGGCGATGTGATCACGACTGCCGGTGTGGACGGATCGGGAATAACGCGGGCTGTCCATATCACGGTGATCTCGCAGTTTCTAAAAAATATGGCATTGAAGAAGAAGGATATCGCCGGCTTCACACCTGGAGCACTGCTTGGCGAGCGATTGGGCGACTATAGCTATCAGGTTGACAGGGGGACATTTGGGGCAGCAGGTCTTGCCGTCTCGCTGCCGGATGAGGCCAAGGAGCAACTCGAGGCATATAGACACTGGGGGCTCGCGAGACTATGAGCCTGTTGGAAAAACTTCCGCACACGGTAAGCCACCTGCGCAAGACATACGCGAGGGACCAGTACATCGGCAACACGACGGACACAGAGGAGTTGGCCACGAGCGTGCGTTGCTGGATCCAGACAGTCGGACAGTCGGAGGTGCAGCAGTATGAGAAGGCGGACCAGTTGATCACGCACAAGGTGTACTACAAAACGCAGCCGACATTGCGTCCTGGAGACCTGATTCGCGTGACGGCCGGGCCAAGCTATGTCGGAAAAGACTTCAACTTTGAATCACTTGCTGATGCATCTGCCGGTTTAGGGAAGTTATTCAAGGTGATGGTGAACGAAGAGAATAACGTACCAGTTACGTTTGCAGGATAATGGCCATGCCGCGTTTTACCGTCGGAGGAGCAGTTACCGAGGGGATAGTGAAGGCCGGAGGAGTGCACTCGGCCGAAGCGTTGGGCATCCATTTGGAGCCACGCCTGGTAGGAGGAGTGACACTCGGAGCAGAGCGAGGAATTTCTAAAGGCACATTCCGAAGCGTGAAATCGGCTGTGTCGCGGATGTCCAAGATACGCACTGGCAAAACAGAAGCCACTGTCGTCTGGAACGGCGAGAAGCTCGAGAAAATCCTAGAACTTGAATTCTCTAAGCGGATCAAGCTTGCTACGCAGCTGGTCAAGGACCAAGTAAAGCTGAATCTCAACAGGTCGGTGTTGAAGTATAAGGGGCCTATAAGCAAGAAGATACGAGTATTGCCAGAAAGCCGCTCGAGACCAGGCGAGTTTCCGCGAAAAGAGACTGGCGATTTGCAGAAGAATATCTTCGGCGAGACGCCACGTCCCGACTGGGGTGTTGTAGGGACAACGTATGGTTATGGCTTGTTGCTTGAGACGCAGATGAATAGATCGTACCTACGTCGGACGCTGCTTGAGATGCAGCCGAAGATCAGGCAGATACTGGTGAAGGCAGTTTCACTTTGAAATGATACACCCAGTTGTCAAAGTATGGCAACATAGTATGGAGCAGGCGAGCAAAGACGAGCAGGAGCAGTCTATGGCCAAAAACACATGTGTTCGGTGTGGCAGGCCGGTAATCGGCATAGCGAGTACGCAGAACATCTTGTGCCGCGCCTGTGCAAGGGACTTGTTCGGTGATGACTGATGGCTACGGAGGCAGGTACGTGGCGACTGGACGAGGCGATCGCGGCACACTGGGAATCAAGAGGGCTCGACACCGACTTCCGCGCCGAATGGCTCGATCCGACTGCGATGGAGTACGAGCCGCTGCACGACGGGATGGCCAGACCGGAGCCGCCAGGTCCGTACTGCGTGTACGAGAAAGACGAGCCGGAGATACTGGCGAGGATGACAGGGATTGACAACAGCGGAGACGATAGGGAGTTGCAACGGTGGACGTTTCGATTCAAGGTGCACGCACAGGATACGAGCAGCGAGAGTGCGAAGAGCATTGCTCAGCGGCTGGCGAAGAAGATCGCTGCCGCCTTCGACCCCCACAATGCTATCCAATTCGATGGCGTTGCGCATGTCGTGACGGAGCGGGGCCCGGATTGGCACGACCAGGAGGGGGAACAAGAGGCGTCGTGGACGCTGCAGTTCTCGATTCTGGTGGACGCGACAGTGGGGGCCTTTGGCGGCGAGGCCGAGTTCAGTTCGAGCAGCAGCTTCTCCGAGACGTCGACCACATCAATGTCGTCATCCTCAAGTTGTTCGAGTGTTACGGAGCCTATTGCTGAGGAGGACGACGTGCTGGATTTCGGCGACATCGGCGGAGTATACGACAGCCAGGCGGCGGCCGTGGCCAACAGGGCAGCACTGATCGCATATCTTGCCACCCGTGTCAACGAGCCTGTCGAGCTGGGGTTCCGCGGACCTGTGGATTATCTCGACAGCAAACGTCAGCCGGCCAATGTCTACCTGGACCTGTCAGCTGGGGCGATCGCGATCACGGTGGGCGGGGCCGGAAATATGTCGCACCTGACGTTCTTCGGTGGCTCGAAGATCTTCGGCGTGAATGCGGCCACGCCGGCAACGCCGATCTTCCAGATCACGCGCGGGTCGGGGCAGATGCCTCGTGTTGTGATTCGAGGCCTGGCTTTCGAGTCCGATGGGTCCGTGATCAAGTTCGTCTACGGGGGATCGGGTGTCGTGCTGGAGGATGTCAAGATCGATGACTTCACTGGGGCTGGGTCAATCGACCACGAGGACTGGACCGACGTGGAGGCCGAGACCTGCAGCTACGGCGTCTGGCTGGAGGATGCCGACGGGGCCCGGATCCAGAACCTGCAGATCAAGCAGGGTAGCGGCCACGGGATCGTGGCCACCAGGCTGCATGCCGGGGACGTCGATGCCCGGATTCAGTTGTGTGAGGGTGCCGGATTCAAACTGCAGCAGTTCAACGGCAATCGTGCTCACCTCTGGGCCGAATCCTGCAATGGCTACGGGCTTCTGGCCCGTGACTGCGGCGGCGACCGGCGGAGCGGAGGTGTCAAGGTCGCGAACGATGGGGCGCCGAATGACTGGAGGGCATGGTTTGAGGCCAACAACGGGCGAGGCACGAGCCACGGGGCCAGCGGCTACAGGTTCTCCCAGTTTAAACTGGCCAACTGCACGAGGATCAAGATGGCTGGCCACAGCGGCTGGCGGGACAATCAGGCGAGGCTCGACAGAATATCTCGGTTGCGGAATGAGTTCGTCGAGGACTACTACCTAGACCCGAGCGTGGATCCTGACTTGTATTTGGTAGGTGCAGCCGGGGCCGGCGACGAATACCTAGTCAACGTCGCGAACATCACGCTGCCGCCGGCTGGGTTCGGCAACGCGAGTTGCACGAACTGGGACACGGTTTGGACAGACCCCGGCGACAGGCCGACAGCGACGATCGTTGGGAGCGGGACGGCGAGCGACCCGGAGCGGATTCGGATCACTTGGCCCGGCGGCTGCTTCGACGCCACGAGTGGGACAGACACAGCCTACTGGAGACCGTTCTGGGCCGTGGCCTTGAGCTCGCCTGGAAGCTATTTTTTCACTGCTCAAATCAAGGCAACGACATCCGTCGCAGGGACATATTGTGCATCTCGGGAAAGCTTATCGGTGGCGAATCGCCAGACGAACTCGCTTGGCAGCTTCTCGATTGCACCAGTGTCTGGGGCCATCACGGGGCTGACGCTTTGGGACACGCACAGCCGTTGGCTCAGCGGTTCATTTACGGTGGACGATATCCGGTCTGACATCTCGCCACAATTTGCCGCTTGGGATAACGGCATGCAAGATCTGGACGGGGACGCCAGTCAAGACACCGAAATTATTGTGGATATTTACCAACTGAGGCTTTACAAGTTTGTGTGACCATGGCTATCCCAAACACCAGAGGAAGCTGGACGCTTGACGGAGCCATCAACCAGCGGTGGGACGACGCCGGCCTGGACACGACGATCAAGCTGGAGTGGCCTGCAGCGGACAGATTGATTGACAAGTACCAGGCGTTGAACGACGGGTTTGCGAGGCCTACACCTCCAGGCCCGTACGTAGTGTACGAAAAGTCGATCCCGGTCGTGATGGCCCACATGAGCGGCCACACTGCGGCGCAGCGGGAAGACCAGTTGCAGCAGATACTCGTGGCGTTCCGGATTCACGCCAAAAGTACTGCGGCCGAGTCTGCCAAGTCGATCTGCATCAGACTTGCGAAAGAGGTAGCCGAGGCATTTGATCCAAATACGGCACCTTGGGAGATGACAGACGACAAGATAGTGATCGTGAAGCGAGGACCTGACTTCCACGCGAGAGAAGACGACGATGAATGGGTGTGGGTGCTGCAGTATGACGTACTGATTGACGCGGAGTATCTGCAGGCGTGACAAATGGCCAACCGTTCGGCGGAGAGCGATATCCAGCTTCTGGTCAAGTCGACCATGATGCTCACTGTCGACGATGGATGGCGGACGAGCGTAAAGGTGGGCGGCTGGGTGTTGAAGCAGCATTTGCTGACTGGAGTGGAATCCGATCAGGCGAATCGAGGTTGGGGGTACGAGGGTACGATAGCGAGCGGGAATGTGGTTGACTTAGACCTCTACGACATGGCTGGACTGAACACCGGCGGCGGGGCTGGCCGTGATGGGCTCGGCCAGGCTCTGGCCATGGAGGAGATCGTATCTCTGGGGATCGCGAAGATTTCCGGTAGCGGGCAATTGGAGGTCATGCCTACACAGCCAGCCAACTATCTGACATGGGTACCGCCACTCACGGTCGCGGATGGAAATGCCCTGAAGACTGACGGCGTGGCGCTCATGCATCAGTCGCACACAGATGCGTTTGATGTCGAGGATGGCTCGAGTCACGTTTTGCGTCTGGGTGCCAACGGCGGCGACGTGACATACCGTGTCTACCTAATCGGCCGCCATGACGACCAGTTGTCCTCCAGCAGCACGCTGTCGACATCTTCACTCAGTTCCATGACGACATCTGTCTCTGGTAGCTCTGTCAGCAGCTCGAGCTCTCTCTCCGTGTCGTCCTCGAGTTCGTCCCTCTCAGTTTCATCATCGTGCTCTTCTCTGTCTATGTCTTCATCCTCGAGCTCGCTATCCGTTAGTTCCTCGAGCAGCAGTCTATCCGTGTCGTCAAGTTCGTCGAGCTCGCAGTCTATCTCGTCTGTGACGATAACTTCATCCTCGCAAAGCGTAAGCTCATCCAGCTGGTCCAGTTTCAGTTCGAGCCTGAATTCATCCTGCAGCACGATTGCCAGGACCAGTTCTTCAACATCGAAGAGTTGTTCGAGCCAAACGATGTCCACATCGAGCTCGATGGAATCCGGTGTTACGTCCTCGTCCAGCAGCACGGCTGGGAGAACTACGTCTAGTACAGTCGGCCAGTCGACAACGTCTGTCTCGAGCAGCGTGGGGCGGACTACCTCGAGCTCCAGCACGGTAGCCAGCGTGACATCATCGACTGTCGCCAGGACGACGTCGTCGAGCTCAAGCTCCGAAAGCTCATCCTCAAGTACCGTTGCGAGATCGACATCAAGTACCGTGGCGCGATCTACTTCCAGCACAATCGGCGAAACTACGTCTAGCACGGCTGCTTCACTGACCTCCTCCAGTTCGTCCACCTCTTCGACAATCGTTGAAACAACGTCCACGAGCTCGTCAATCACAGGATCCATTGAGAATCTGCAGGCTACCGTGTGGGCCTACAACCAGATCAGCCTCTCGTGGGACGCAACCGGGGTGAACTGGTACGACGTGGAGGTGCAGGACGGTGGCGGGCGGTGGAACCACGTGCGGAGTGTGTACGACAACGGGGTGGATATGGCCGGCTTCGATGCGGCCACGACATACAGTTTTCGCGTGCGAGGAGTTGAGAATACTTGGCCGGACTGGAGCTACACCGACTACTCGGCTGTGGTGACGCCTACGACCAGTGCATATCAGGCGGCTCCCACGTTCACCGTCACGGACGACACATCTTGGAACACGGCCTATGTCAACGCAGAGGCTGGCGACGTTATAGAGATTCTGCCGGGAACAGTCCTGACAGAGAAGACGGCGCCGCCGTGGCGAGCTGGACCTGGTAAGTTCGTCACGATCCGCTCCGCAGCGATGTCCTTATTGCCCGGGTTCGATCAGCGAGTTGGCCCGAGCGACACCGGCAACATGCCGATGTTTCGCACACGACAGCAAGTTGCCGGCGCAATGCATGTTGGCCCAGGAAGTCACCATCTCTCTTTTGAGGGTATTCGTTTTGAAGCCGATCAACCGACGCAATACCGCGTGAATTACATCGTTGTGTTTAACGAAGCTTTCCAAGATGTTAACAACGATCCGTATGACATCGAGTTTCATCGGTGCTGGGTCGAGAGCCCGAGGCCAGGTACAGTTTTCGGTGCGACGACATTTACGGAATGCGATTCAGGATTTTACAGTTATGGTGCAGATCGCGTTGTGATCAAAGACACTTATTGCAAGGAGCTGTCTGCAGAAACGCAAGATGCGCCATCGATTGGTGGGACGCGCGGTAAGGAATGGGCAGTAAACAACTGCCATCTTGAGGGGAGCATGCCAGTGTTCTGGGGCGGTGCGAGCCATCCAGAAACTGACGTGTTGCCAGACTTGCACAGCTATCGCCGCAATCACATCGTCAGGCCTACATATTGGATTCCGACGGAGGCCGACTACGACGGGCGATCCCGCAACCGCAAAAACATGTTTGAAATCAAATATGGCCAGCGGTTCCTGATTGAGGACAACTATTTCCAACGTGGTTATTGCACAGATTCTTATGTCGTGATTCTGACGCCACGTGCTGACATTTCCTGGTCTGGCATTTACGACGTGCAGATTCGATACAACCACTTCGACACGATTGACGGAGGATTCAGGATTGCAGGAAGCGATGGCTTGCATGCGCCACCGAATGATGGCTTTGCAACAAAGCGACTAACAGTATCGCACAATTTGATCGAGGATTTTGGTAAACTTTCGCAGCTCGGCAAGCGAGAATACGAGTTTAATACATCCTCGCCAGAATGGGATCGTTTAGAGGACATCTGTTTCCGCCGCAACAGTTGGGTAACTGACGAGTTGTCCGGTCTGACGCCTTGGTTTTCACCTACCAATGCTGTTGCGCTTTGGGAAGATGGCTTCGGGCTTGTCGGGCAATTCATTTACGAGAACAACATCACATGTGGACTACTCGGCAGAGACGGTGGTGCGAATGACATAACTGTATTGTCATATGTCATAGGAGATAATCGCTGGACCTTTGAGAATAACGTAATGGTCCTAGCAGATTCGAGCCTCAACAATTCGACAAAATTCCCAAACAACTATAATCTTGCAACCGGTCCTGGCGACTCTGGCTACAACATGGATGGTGTTGGGTTTGTTGACTGGAGAAACGGCAATTGGCGACTTCATGAAACAAGTGCGCATTACAGCGCACAAGGCTGCGACAACTCAGTTTACGATCGCACGGCCCACTGTATTGATGGAGACTGGAGCGCGTAAATGTCGAATGTGATCAAAACAATCGGTTCTGGTGGAACATTTGCTAGTGTTCAGGCGTGGGCTGATGACATAAATACAAATGCGAATGGCTTCTATATCTCTGGTGATATCGCTATCGGCCAGGTATTAAATGACTTGTCGACAGCCAGCGGAAGCCATGTATCATTTGCTGCAGCCAATGGCACGAATCCGATCTCCAAGGCGATACTGGAGCCATCATCTGGAAATGCAAATAATGGCATTGTTGCAGGCGGCATAGTTCTAACCCAGACTAACGGAGATAACTATGGGATATACCTTGCTGCTGCCGTAGATTATCACGTAGAAATTCGAGATCTGGAGATTTACCGCAATCAGTCGTCTGGCGGGACAAACGACTTTAGCCTGATACACAATGCGTGCACCAATTCCATTGAGTTAATAGTCAAGCGATGCATTGTCCATACTAATCAATTTGGTGCAGCAACAGGAACGCCCATTGGAATCAAGGGTATTTCGGCTGGGGCTACAACACGTGCAGTGCGGTGCCTGGTCTTCGACATCGGAAATCCAACAACCGGATTTGGGATTGGAATTGCCGATGCGGTGACGATTCACAACTGCTGTGTGTATAATTGCGCTGGCAACGGCATCGGCAGTGCCAATATCTTCCACGATGTTCGCAACTGCATATCGATGGATAACGGCTCCACGGACTACGCTGGTGCGTGGGCCGCCACAAAAGATCGGAACATGTCATCGGATGCCACAGCGCCGGGCACGACTGTCTACATTAATAAAGTCAGTACAGCGATCTGGACAGCTCCTGGTAGTGACGATTTTACACTCCAGCTCGGAACTGACGCCATCGGAACCGGCCAGGACTTGGGCAGCGGCTACGAACAAAACATCGACATCAAACATGACTTGATTGCCGGAGAGGTATGGGACCTTGGGGCATTCCAGTCTGGCGAGATGAGCACGTCCAGCACGGTGGCTCGCTCTAGTTCCAGCACAGTGGCACGCTCGACATCCAGTACCGTGGCTCGTAGCTCGTCCTCGCAAACTGAGTCTGAGTCGTCTCTCAGTACCGAAAGCAGCTCGACGACTTCGTTCTCATCTTCCAGCACGGCGGCGATGACGACGTCTTCCTCGTCCTCGAGCAGCAGCTCTACCAGCTCGTCCTCGAGTTCGTCTTCTTCAACTTCCTCGTCCTCGTCTTCTAGTTCGTCCTCAACTTTGTCTACGTCCTCTTCAATTTCTAGCAGCAGTTCTACTAGCTCGTCCTCTTCGACGGCCGGGCAAGTCACTTCGTCGTCATCTTCTTCTGCCAGCAGTTCGTCATCTTCGTCAACGTCATCCACGTCTTCATCGTCGACGTCCTCATCGTCATCGCTGTCGACTTCGTCTTCGTCATCTGTTTCTAGTTCGTCGTCTTCATCGTCGACGTCTTCATCTTCTTGCAGCGGAACTGACCAGGCAATTGGTACCCGCACACTTTCGGCATCGATCAAGTTGTTCGTGTCATCGACGATTAAGAACGTGATTGACGACGGTTCATCTGCAACCGTATCGGCCATGAAGGCTCGCATACTGGACTTGGTACTGACGACGGGCATCGCGGACAACAAAGCCACGCGGGCGTGGCGACTGAAGGATGGGGTAATCGGAGCAGGATCCACCAAGGACATTGACTTGTACGATCTGGTTGGCGAAAACATCGGGGCTGGAGACGGGCGTGATGCATTGGGCCAACTCATGGTCCAGAAGCAAGTCGTTGTATTTATTGTCGAAAAGACTGGCGGTGCGGGACGACTCGAGTTAATGCCCACCAACCCGACAAACTACTGCACATGGGTGCCGACACTTACGGTGGCTGACGGCAATGCGCTGAAAACTGGCGGCATGGCCATGTTGGTGCAGCCTAAGGCCTCGGCCCTGCCTGTCGTGGACGCCTCGAGCCATCAGATGCGGTTGGGTGCGGTTGGCGGCGCCGTGACGTACGACCTCTGGCTTGTATCTCGACACTACGGGACCTAACAGGAGAAACATATGTCGACACGCAGTGCCGAGAGCGAAGTAAGACTGAGCTTTTCTGCCACGATCAAAAACACGTTGGACGATGGGCAAGTTGCTCAAGTGACACTCGGCGATGACAATTTGGTCTCAATTAAACTGCATAGCGGCGTAGATGCGGACCAGGCTAATCGTGCTTGGGCGCGCACGGGGCATACGCTTACGTCTGGGAATACGGAGGATATCGACCTCTATGACTTTTCCGACATCGATATCGGGGCCGGGCTCGGAAACGACGGACTTGGATTGCCGATGGCGTTGGAGGAAGTAGTCACGTTCTGCATCAAGCAGACATCGGGTGCTGGGCGACTCGAATTGATGCCCACCAATCCAGCCAACTATTGCACCTGGGTGCCAACAATGACGGTCGCTCTTGGATCGGCATTGAAAACAGGCGGAGCTTTCCTGCTCCACCAGCCAGATGAGGATGCATTAGACGTTGAGGATGGCTCGTCACACATGATGCGTGTCGGGGCCAATGGCGGAGATATAGTTTATGATCTGTACCTGATAGGGCGGCACGACGATGAGGCATCAAGCTCCTCGAGCTCGTCCACGTCCTCCTCTTCCTCTTCCTCCACTTCCAGTTGTTCGACAAGCACGCCTTCATCGCAATCCACGTCCTCGACTTCAAGTTCTTCGAGTTCAACATCCTCGAGTTCATCGTCATCATCATCGTGCACATCGTCGTCTTCGACAGCGGCCCGCACGACTTCATCTTCATCGAGCAGCTCGTGCTCGAGCACAACCTAAACCAAACATAAGGAGCCAATATGAGCGGAGCGACAGTATTAGCTGGTGCGGGAGGCGCGGTTGTTGCGCAGCGCATCATAGGAGGCGCCTCCTATCTTGTTGCCAGAATTAAGCAATGGAATGCCACGATCAGCTGTCTCGAAGCTGCGTGGGGAGATTCAGATTCTGGTGGCGCGACGAATCGTGTCGGCGGAAGAGAGGACATGACTGGTACGATCACAGGCGTGCCTGATATGGACAATCCCCAACACAACAACTTCTTGTTTGGCGGTGGTAGCAATCCGAACGACAAGAACATTGTGGCCTTACTGCTTTGGGAAGACGCTAACGAAGGTTTAACTGCAGAAGACTACTGGTATCTACCTCGGGCATTGATCAGCCAATTAACATGGGGCATCGATAACGATACGAAACTCCCCATGGATTGGACAGCTAACTTCGGCGCTGACAGCTTGTTCTACAGGCCACGCCAGGTTGGTACGATGCCAACAGCCACCGCGGCTACTATTTTGAACGAGGGTCTACCAGTCGGGACTACGCCAGCCTAATAGCAGTCAATCCAATGAATGACACGACGACAGTGACGCAGAAAGTTGGGAGCCACAAATTGCCAGATGGCAAAGAGATCGTGCTTTATGGGTTCTCAATGATTGAGTGGACTGCAGTACAGGAGGCGGCACTGGACTATTACAAGCGGAACCTCGTCAAGACCTGGACAAACAACGCTGATTTGCTGCCGGAATCCATGCGGGAGGAGGAGATCAAGAGAGCATATCGGGATGCTGGAAGAACCACGCTCAACGATCTGCCACGCCAGAAGATGAAATTTCCTCAAGTCGGCGAGGATGGCCAATACTTGAAGGACGAGATAGGACAGCCATTGTGGCAAGAGGAGGAGGTTGATTATTGGAACTGGTGGTCAAGCGAGACGCTCGAAGGAAAGCTCCACTGCACATGGCTCTCGGCACGCAAGGCGCCTGGACAGGAGACATGGACGAAGAAGCATTTGTCCGATCTTTTCTATCACGTAGTAGATTCTGAAAATCAGATTGAGGAGGCGGCTCAGAAGGTTGGCCGACTGAGTCAGCTCGATCCCAAACTAAAAAACTCCTCGTCCCCGCAGGAGGCGGGGAACGGACTGACGGCCAAGCAACGGAGAATTCTGGCCAGGCAACAGAGACAGGCCCAAACTGGCCCGTGATTATGCGAGAGCTGTGCGAGATATATCCCGGAATGAATCCTTTGGTCTTCCAACAATGCCACCTCAACCAGATTGCTATCATGCTGATCGATCTGGAGCGGTTGCGTACAGGCCGCAAGATCGTGCGAGGCACGCCGAGCCAGCTAAGACGTCTGGGTTTGTGGCCACCTAATACATAGAAGACAATTGACCAGGAATTCAATGATATGGCATTCGAGTTGGCAACGGCCTTCGTGAGCATTGAGATCGCACAGCAGAAATTCAGCCAGCAATTGCAGAAAATCAAAGGCGATTTCCTCGGAACCGTCACGTCCTTTACCAAGATGGCTGGACTGATAGGGCTTCCCCTCAGTGCCTTGGCCGGTTTCTCCAAGCTCAAGGAAGTCTTGACAGAGAGTGTAACTCTAGCCAAGGAAGCCGGCCGAGTTCACCGGGAACTCGCTCAAGCCGTCGAATACATTGGTAACCGTACTAGCTTTACCACGAGGCAGCTTGAAGCATACGCGAAGAGTTTGCAGGATATCACTGGAGTTAGCAAAACTCAGATCGCAGCTGCCATGACGCAACTCTTGCGATTCGGGGAACTCAGCGAAGCAGTAATGAAGAAAGCCACCGACGTTGCGACCGATCTATCTAAGAGTCTACATCTCTCAGTGGAAGACGTAGCATCTTCACTTGGTCGAGCACTTATGGATCCTAGTCGCGGCTTCGCAACGCTTCGCAGATTCAACATTGTTCTCAAGGAGGATCAAAAGGAATACATCGAACTTCTCCAAAAGACTGGCCGGGTAGAGGAAGCCAGGATGGCAATGCTCTCGTTCGTTAATGTTCCTCGCGCACGAGCTACAGCAGGTGAACGACGCGCGCTGGGAAGAGAAGGGAGACTTGAGGAAATTGGCAAGGCCATTGGTCCTGGTCTGGGTAAACTTAGGGCTGGGGCTGCAGACGTTGGTGTCGGTCTTTTGCATGACGTATTAAAACCACCTGACATAAATGATCCCTTAGATCCAGCAGGCTATCTCAAACGTGCATTAGATTTCATGGAGCGATTCAGGGAGCAACACCCCAATTGGCCTGATTTGATGCCTAGAGGGCGGCGCCAGATTCCACCGCTTGTCGGATCACCTGCTGGCTCATTATCTGCTGTTGAAGCTGCCAAGCAGGCTGACAGACTAATGGCACAGCGACGGGACGAAGAAGGTGCCTTACTGAAGAAACGCATCGAGTCCATGAGAGCTGAACTCGCGGCCAAAGAAGCCAAAGGTGTCGGCCTCGAAGTCATGGGCCTTAAAGACCTCAATGAAGCCTTCCAGGACGCGATGAACAACACGGAAAAGAATCCGGG